GTCATGGGTGGCTCCTCGTCCGACGTGTGCTGCGTCAACAACAACGGCGATGCCACCTGCAGTTCGGCGACGGGCGCCTGGGTTCGCCCCCGCCCCGGCTTCCTCGTCGGCTAGCCAGCCGAGTGCTCTATACTTCTCTTTCGATGCGACCGCCTTGCGCGGTCGCATCCCTGCCCGCGCAGCGGGCCGTTTTTTTCGCCACTATTTCCGGGAGGTGCCATGAGCGGCGTCTACCAGCGAAACCGCGAGGTGTCCGAGTACAAGTTCTTCACGCAGGCCATCGCCATCCGCGTGGAGGTCAACAAGCTCATGGCCTCCTCGTCGGTCGTGCCGAAAGCCTACAGGCTGCTGAACGCAGTCCCCACGGTGGAGACCGCGCGCAGCATCGTATACAACGTCAACCGCGCCGACTGCTTCTACCCCAACAGTTCGTTCAACGCACTTGAGCGCAAGCGTTACCTGACGCTGGCGATAGCCGACTGCGAGCAGCTGATGCTCGACATGCAGTGCCTCATGGACATCGGCCTGCCCGTGAACGCCAACCGCTTCGAGGCGCTGGCGGGCATGGTCGAGGAGGAGATCAAACTGCTCAAGGGCGCGCGCAAGAACGTACGCGTCACCGGCAAGAAGACGACCGACGAGCGCATAGCCGAGGCCGAGGCCGAGCTAGAGCGCCTGCGTTCGTTATAATGGGCGGCGGTCCCGCCTTGTATATCGGTACAATTGGTGGCTGCGTTCCGTCATGGGTGGCTCCTCGTCCAACGTGTGCTACGTCAACAACAACGGCAATGCCAACTACAATTCGGCGACGAACACCTGGGTTCGCCCCCGCCCCGGATTCCCTTACTGCCAGACCGAGTAGGCCAGCGGGCCGAAAGCAGAGCGCGGAGAGGAAGGAAGGCGCGACCATCGGGCGCGAGCCCGTAAATACGCGCCCCGCGAGGGTGGCCGGACGCTGCTTGCATGGCGCGGCGCTCCGTGGCTTCGCCGCGTTTCATGGCCATACCTCAAGCGGCTGTCAGAGCCACATTGCAAGCCGTGCGGGGTGCCTTCTATGAACTCGGAGCAAAGGCGGGCCGCACGCCGGAAGCGCCGCGAGGAGAAGCGCGCCAGGGCCAAGGCCGAGCGCGTCAAGGCGTGCACCCTTGAAACGGTGGCCGACCTCAACAGCCTGTGCAAGGCTTCCAAGCAGGCCGCGCGTGGCGTCATGTGGAAGGCCTCGACGCAGCGGTACATGAAGGACTACCTGCGAAACGCCGTGAAATCGCGCCAAGACCTTTTGGAGGGCCGCGACATATGCCGGGGTTTCATCCGCTTCGACCTGTGGGAGCGCGGCAAGCTGCGCCACATCAGTGCAGTGCACTTCCCCGAGCGCGTGGTGCAGAAGTCGCTGTCCCAGAACGCCCTCGTGCCCGCGATAGTCCCCACGCTCGTATCCGCGAACTCCGCCAACATCAAGGGGCGCGGCACCGACTACGCCCTTAAGCTGCTCAAGCGCCACCTGGCCGACCACTGGCGGCGGCATGGGCGCGAGGGCTACATACTGCTGGGCGACTTCTCCGACTACTTCGCGCGCATTGCCCACGAGCCGGTCAAGCGGCAGGTGGCCGACGCGCTGCTCGACCCGCGCGTGGTCGCCCTTGAGCACCGCCTGATAGACGCGCAGGGCGAGGTCGGCCTGGGCCTGGGCAGCGAGCCAAACCAGATATGCGCGGTGGCGCACCCCAACCGCATCGACCACTACGTGGCCGAGATGCTGCGCCCCGAGGCCTACGGGCGCTACATGGACGACTTCTACCTGATCCACGAGTCCAAGGAGTACCTGCAAGTGTGCCTTCTGCTGATAGAGCACGAGTGCGCGAAGCTCGGCATCGCGCTGAACCCGCGCAAGACCCGCGTGGTGAAGCTGACGCGCGGCTTCACGTGGCTGAAGAAGCGCATCTTCTACACCGAAACGGGCCGCATCGTCATGAAGCCGTGCCGCGACTCCATCACGCGCGAGCGACGCAAGCTGAAGAAGATGGCCCGCATGGTGGCCGAGGGGGTCATGACGCCCGAGCAGGTGCAGCAGAGCTACCAGAGCTGGCGCGGCGGCATGGCTCACTTGGACGCGCACCGCAGCGTGCTGGCCATGGACGCGCTGTACCGCAGCCTGTTCGAAAATCTCGCGGGGGGGGGTTGCTCAATGCAATCAAGCCCGAGAGACGATTCGGGCGGAACGCCCTCGCCATAGCGGAAGGGCGGCAACTCAAAACGGCGGCCTAGACGGGTCGAAAACGAAATAACCAAGACAGCGAAGGCGTGCTGCGGCGCGCCTTCTTTCTTCGCGCCCGCCCAAACGGCCAGGCAATCTCACGGCGCTAATACGATGGCGGCACATTCCCCGATAAGGAAGGAGTCCGCATGGACACTGAGGAAGACATGCCGCGCCCCGACGAGCTTCGAGACGGCACCCTGGCCGAGGTCAACGCCCTGCGCGACTTGCTGTCGCAGATCGGCGACCCCGACGCGGCGCACGACGCGGGCGTTATCGACGATGACGAGTACGTGGAGCGGAAGGCGCGAAAGCTCGCCTACACCTCCGCGCTCGCCGCCTACGCCAACGGCGAGGTGCCCGACCTCCCGGCGCTGCTCGAACAGATGCGCGAGCAGGCGTCCCAGCCGACGCAGACCGAGACCAACACGGCGAACATCGACTACCTGCTCATGACCGTGGGAGGTGACCAGTAATGGCTACGAAGAAAACCGTTGAGCATTCCAAGCACTTCGCGAAGGTCAAGAAGTACTACGACAAAGACCTTTGGAGCAAGGCGCGCGTCTACAAGGCTGTCGAGTGCAAATGGATCACCGCCGACGAGTACAAGGAAATCACCGGCGAGGAGTACACGGCCGAATAGGCGGAAGGAGGGCGCCCAGGATGGAAGTGCTCAAGCTTTTTGCGCCTTACGGACCGGCTTGGCTTGGCGGCGTGCTCCTGACGCTCGTTGCGTTCTACTTCGGGAGACAATTTCTTGAGGAGTACAAACGCCAAAACCAGCGGAAGGGCGAGCTCGACCTGAAGCGCGAGGAGCGCAAGCAGGCCGAAGTCGACGAGAGGGCGCAGCGCGACCGCGAGCGGTCCCAAATGGAGGGGCGCATCGCCGCCCAGATGGAGCGCAGCAACACCCTGATTGAAGGAATGAAAACGCTCATGGAGTCGGTTGTCGCGTCAAATGACGTCCTCCACGCGGACTTGGTCCACAGCCAGGCGCGTAGCCAGGGCATGGCCGAGAAGGTCGACCATATCTACGACCGAGTCGACCTCATGTACAACAAGGAGACAGGGAGATAAAGATGACTGATATACAGGCAGGACTCACGGTGCTGACCGTCCTCGTGGTGCCCTATATCGTGCAGGCTATCAAGACGAAGGCGATGACCGGCAATGTCGCCCGCTGGACGGCCATCGCAGTATCGGCGCTGTGCGGCGCATTGACGGCCATGGCCGGGGGTATGCCGACTGACCCCACGGCGTGGGTTACGTCCATCTTCGCCGCGGTAGGCGGCGTGCAGGTGGCATATGCAGCCTTCAAGGCGGTCGGCGTGACAGACAAGTGGCTCGACGCGCTGCTTGCCATGGGCACTCCGAAGAAGGACGACTAGGAATGGGCGGCAAGCGCCTCGTGCGCATCGCCGCCGCCATCTCGCTGCTTGCTTTGCTCGCCGCCTTCGCCGACGTGGCGCTTATAGCCTCTAACGTGCCGAAGGTGCCGAAGGAAGAGCCTTTGCCCGTCATCTACGACAAGCCGCTCGACAAGCCCGCCGAGGTGCCCGTCTACCTCCAAGCAGACGAGCGCTGGGGCGGGCTTTCGTATGCGGGCGAAGACCTGGCTGCTGCCGGCTGCGGCCTCACGTGCGCGGCCATGGCGTGGGAATGGCTCTACGGACAGGCATGCACGCCGGCGCAGATGCTGGGCTTCGTTGGCGAATCGTGCCTCACGGACGGCGTGAACGACATGGAAAAGTTCTGCCGTTGGATGAACGCGAACGACCAGGCTTTGGGCTACACGCCTATCCACGACAACGCCGATGACGCCTTGGACGAGGCGGCTGGCGGCTGGATGGTGTTTTGCAGCCTAACTGGCCAGCTCCGCGAAGGCGGCAAGAACTACGGCGGGCACATCGTCCTGCTTTGCGGATGGGACGGCGAGGCGGCGACCTTCCACGACCCCTACGAGGGCGTGGTGCGGCTGAGCCGCGAGCAGTACGAACAAGTTGATTGGGCTTATTTCATAGCGATAGGGAGCGCTGAATAG